CCGTAGAACATACGTGACCTGTCACCACTTTTGGGTGACCTTTCAACAGAGTCTTGGATACGCGATACGGTATATATACACGGATAAACAACTAGGTTACAAAGAAAGGATTTCGCTGTGAAGCGGGGATACTATCCCTACCCATTAAATTAACAACGCCTGTCAACAGTGGGTACTGTTGATGGCTCGGCCTCTAAAACAAAGTCCTCTGAGGCAAAGAGGATGGCTGGTGTTGAGAGCAACACCGGCGGGGGACCAACGAAGTAGGAGAACTGGAAGTCCTCACCTGTGGCTCGGTAGACGATTGGTCTGACGCCGCATTGCGCCTCGACAACTGACACCGGCATGGAAATCTCAGGTGCACCGAAATTCGTTGGAATGGCATCGCTAACACTTGGAACGTTAAGCGACACGCGAGTACGGCAGTAGTACGGCACGGAAAAAGCCGCCATGCCCAGCCCCGCGTCCACCACACCCACGCCCGTAGGTGCCACTGCGGTTGTGCCAGCCTGCCAGTCCACGTAGGCAGCGCCACCAGTAGCAAGCCCGTGTCCCGGGCCTAGACACCTCGACACAGTGTCTGCCCTGATGTTGATGCATCCGGTCACTGGCACGTTAGTGGTCGTTGGTATGACCATCTGCACGCGCATGCTTCCGCGCATGAGCGCGTACATGGGCGCCACGTAGGAGAACACATCTCCCCCAGCATGGGGTGCTGTAATGACACCAGCTACCGGGTGGGTCACCGAAGCAAACCAAGGCCAAACACTCACGGAAGAACTGATGACGGTCGACGTGGTGTCCTGGTAGATCTGGTTACTACGTGCGGTAAGTTGGCGAACAGACGTAAAAAGCTCGCCTATGCACTCCGAAGCCTCACGCGTACTCATCGCAGGGACCTCACTGGTGGCAATGGCGCCCTCCGTAAGCACATCACTAGTGTCCGTCAACACCTGTGGAGAGAATGGCGGCCATACAGTGCCTGTGGAGCCCGGCGCCGCCAACTCAAAGTCGTTGCCCGCACTCCAGTACACAAGCACAGGTACAGTGGTGCCTACGGTCTCAGGAGCACGAAGCTCGTTGAGCACCGTTACAGTAAAAGTACCCATTGGTGAGCCTACAGGAAGGTACGCTGTGGGCATCAAGTACGGCAACTCAAACTCGAGAGTGTCAGTGGTGCGTAGGTCAACGATCTCGCGTATCGCATACATGCCAGTGACGGTCGTGGGTGTGTTGCCATCAGGGCGCGGTGTCCACGTTACCTGCAAGCGTCCCGCATGGAAATCGGTCTTAGCGAACTCTAGCCGCACACGCATGGATCCTCGCCAAAACCCGAAGAGCTTGGAAAGATACCATATGGGCGGCCCAGTGCCATAGGTGAAGACCTTTCCCCCGCTGGAAACGGTTTTTGAAGCAAACACAGCTCCTGGGTCCACTTTGATGGAATAGAGAACAGTCTCTATGGGTGATGTTACGTTCCACGAGAGTGTGTTGACCAAAGCCTCCTGCCGCTTGAGGAAGGCAAATGACATCTCGTCGCCATCATAGTATGACAGGTCGTTCTTAATGACCACCGCATTGTCGCTTCTAAGTGCCAGTGGTACAGCCGATGACACCCCGTCGGATGTGGCCAGATAGTGGTCGCGTGCGCGCACAGAGAGCTGTGGCCCGTTAAGAAGCATAGGCTTGCTCCAACCGAACATAGAAGCAATGCCTGCACCAATGCCTGCAACCCACGACGTGGCGCCGGCTACAACCTCCAAACCTGGTATGGCAGAAAGGGAGCTAGCTGCGGAGGACACAATGGAAAGGCCCTTTGAAACGGGACCGGTGCCTATGGCCTCCGCCTCCATCTCGGAAACGCTCTTGAAAGCGCGCTTCTTGCGCTTTCCATTGACCTGCGGCACGATGGGTCCTACGAGCTCCACATCTTCGAAATGCACGTATATGGAAAAGTACACCGCTTGCTCCGCCGACAGCCCAGTGGTGAGTGGCGCCAAAACGACCAAATTGATGTTGCCTCTATTGTAAGCAGGCAAGTTGGACGACGACCCCGACGGTGTCAAAGTGAAGTAGTCGGCTGGCGTGATGTATGGTATCTCCATGATAGCTCCGGAGTCCCTACAATCAATCTTAACGCCAGGCAGCATAGAGCGCGCGGCCATGGAGCTGGTGTGCATAGCGCTATAGGTCGGCGCTATGGTGTCAAACGCAGTTGACAATGGCAGAAAGGACAACAACACCTTGCCCGCATGAAACGGCGTGGCGTTGAGGACCACCCGCACAACTGCCTTCGCTCTCACCATGGAAAAGCCAGCCCACTTCGAAGCCCACAGCGGGTTGACAACGAGCAAGTTGTCGATGTTGATACCTCCCGCTAATCCAAGAAGGTAATCGTTTTGCACCTGTCCTACAGACCAGGTGCCGTTGTAAACCAGCCATGGCTTCTCAAAGAAGCTCCTAATGGAATCGTGGTTCGTTGGAAAAGAAGGCACCGCCGGTGTGGAAATGCCAGAGTTGACGGCAAACGAGCCGTCGTCGGCGAACTTTGTGGTGTCCGCAACCGTTGAAGAAGTTTTAGTATCCATGAATATAAAAACAAGTTTAAGCCGTGAAGTCGTCCCAATCGGTATTCGTAATGGGGGTTGGTTCTGCAGCTCCTCACAAGGGTACATTTTCGGTCCTTTCAAGGGACAAATTAGGGTACAATAGGGTATCTATTTTGAGTATTTACATGACTTATGATGCGCGCGGTACCGGGTTAGGCACTAGCCTGCTGCAGGCTTAGTTGGCCCTAGCGTCAGACGCGCATTTCACTGACCCCCGTCAAACAGGTCAGCTTAGGTTGTTACTACAATCTACCACACAGGTAGAACCAAGGCAGGTCCATTCCTTGGCTTACGGGGCTATTTAATTGATTACGTGAGCCCTGCACGCTAGTTTAACGTGTATGCACACGGACAGCTCGTTAGATTCCGAACACAGCTGTCATGCGAACACTCCTATTCAGGTTATACAGGTAGTTCGCATTGGATGGTCTCACGCCTGCCATCTGCGCACACTCTATCACAGCGCCGGCGTACTTGTCGTACACATCCTGTCCATGGAGTGACAGCTCCACGAGCGCAGTCTCAACAACCTGTTGATAATCGGTTGTTGTCATGGACTCATCAATCCAGGCCAGGCTCTTGAAGACGGATTTGAGCGATAGGGGCATCACGTACGACCCCAGCTTGCGCTCGTACTTAAACGTCCTCTTGAGAAACTCGCAGTCCGTGAAGGGCTTAGCAAGCTCAGGCTGCTCGCAGCACGGTACCTTTGTAGCCCCCGTCAGCAAGTGCCCAAACGACGCCGAGGCCTCGCCGAAGACTGCCGTATTTAGCACCTTCCCATCAGGCCCTGGCGCCAAGAGAGCGGATGTCACGGCAACCAGAGCGTCGTCGCCACAGACGCATATCTGCGAGTTAGACAGCAGCTCGCCGAAATCCACGGACCCTGGCACGTACTCGCGAATAGTGAGACCCTTCTTCTTCAGGCTCCAGTTCGCCAAGCCCATCATTGCCAGTATGTACGAAATAATACCGTTGATGATGATGGTCAAACTTGTGCCAGAAGGGAATGATGTGGACCACTTGAGTATCTTGCCCCTGTACTCGTGGTATGAACCTGCACTCATCTCTCGCAAGTGCGCCCGCATCTTCTTGTCTTCCGCTGTGCGCGCCGGGCACAGGGCATCTAGCACGTCGAAGGCGGCGTTGATAAGTGAGGGGCTGTTGTTACCGTCAAAGCACTTGGCGTCGAAGTCGAAGCAACCCCCTCCGCCAGCTGTGACGTTGCGCAAACTCTGCGCGAGCCCGTCACACTTATAGGGGTTGAAGCCCGCAGCATGTATGAGCGGATTAGCCACGATAGACGTGGTGAGCGCCCCATACTGCTGCCTCTCGGCTACCTGTTGGGTCAACGACGCGGCATAAACACCCCGGGTGGGTTTGCCAACTCTAAGCACTTCATCCTTCAAGATATCCTGCGTCGGTACGACGGGATTGCGCCCCTCCAGCACATGCATCTTGTACTCATCCATGTGAGTAATGAAGCTATCATAGCAAGGTCCCTTGCTGTCGCGTCCGGTGCCTAACACGGCTCTTTTGCCGGCCATGTTGGCGTGCTCCGATCCTACTACGAGCTGTTTAGTAAAGCCCATGCTAGTACTAGCAGGCACACCCGCCATGGAGCCAAACCCGTACAGGGCGTCCTCCACAGAGACAGCCTTGTGGTCGGTATAGTACCCGCACCTGTGGTGTTCTGCTATTGCAACTTGCACCACATCCTCTAGTAAGTGCAGGTTACCAACGACTATGGGAGAGTTGAGGCGGGTGTATAAGGCCTCGAAGTCTCGGAACGTAAGTGACGCCGGCTCCATGTCGAGCGGGTAAGTGCCCTCGATGACGTCAAAGCCCTCCGACTTCACCTTCTTCGTCTTCATAGGGTAGTTCTTCTGGGCGCAGAAAGCCACTACCTCCGCCCTAGGCACAGCTGCCTCCGTGTGGGCTTCGGTTGCAGCGGCTGTCCCGAAGAACACCTCCTCGCGTACGGACACCATGCTCTCCACTTCAGACTTGAACAATGACACTCCTCCAGAGTGGCCATGCCCGTCTCCATAAGTGTGCATGGCTAGCAGGCGCACGGTGCCGTTGGACAACAACTCTAGTGCAACAGCTCCGCAATCGCCCTCGCGTGTGAGGCCAGTGTACTCGTAGTGTTGGGATGTGTACCCATCACCATAAGTCATTGCCTTGCCTCTGTTGCGAATACCAGTCCGTATCACCATGAGCTGTTGCGTCTCCTTGCCAATGTCAGTCATGGACAAGAGTATACCGTCCACCGTTCCGCCGGGCTCCACCATAGCGTCAGTCATCATCGGCACTATAGATCGTACCTTATTGATGACGTGCTCCGGGAATCTTATGTACACCAAGTCTTCACCATTATCGGCTTGATACACACACTCGGCGAGATCCTTCCAGCGCATGGTGAAATCTGGCCTCGTGCCTGCGGGTGACACAAACTTGACGTCAACTCCTCCAGGAGCGATAGAGTCCTTGTACTCAATGGCATGCGCCATATGGAGCGGCATCACCGCCACCGTGCCCCCTATGAAGATGAGCATGCCCAGGCAAGCTGCGTCTACATACACGCCAGCAAAGTTCCGGGCAATCTTGTTCAACTGTCCAGCGTGCCCGTTAGACACGGACACGGCGGCCTCTTCCTTGGAGTCTGAGGATGTTGCCTCACGCAGCTTGCCCCACTTCTGCACAGCTCGGGGTTGGAACTTGCTCTTGCGGAACTTGCTGATTAAGTTTCTGGGACCTTTAAGGGGCACCGACTGTTCACTGGCGTCCGCCTTGAAGGCAAGGTTGATGAGAGGTATTGCTATAACAGCCACGCCACAAGCGGCTGCAATAGCTGAGAGGAAGGGATATTCCGTAACAGCATCGCGCGCCAAGCCCATTAAGGCATCCATGGCGCGCTTGCCTCTTCTGCATACCATCCCAACCTCAAGCTGGACGAACGACACCAAGTCCACCAGAGACACGTAAACGCCCTTCCACACTGTGGCGAAGCGTTCCCTCACCACCTGAAACAGATCGTAGCTGGGATCCGCTAGGCGCAACCTTTGTACGGTGTCGCCCATGGTGTTCTTCATGAAAGCAAAAGCACCGTTCATGTCGAAGCTCTCGGCGCGTGGCAAAACGCCCGCAGCCCTCATACGCTCCGCCGCCAGTGCCTCAAGCCGCGGCCCAAACGCCGCCCTCACGTTGGCGTGTCTGAGCCTGGACTCTTCCATCCTTTCGCTAACAAGGTCAATAATGTCCTCATATGTGAAAGCCTGAGCACCCGGCTCTCCCGTTTCTAGATTGAGCATGTGGAACTCGTAAACCTCCACCCCCAAGCCCTCGACGAGAACCGGATTGAGCTTCCTCTTCATGAGGTCTGGCTCCATGTTGTGCGCGTAATCCTGCTTGACCGACACAAAGATACCAAAGATACGGCGTCTGTAGGCGGCGGGATCGCGAAGGTGCGGCATGGTTACCATGTCAATCTTCATAAGGTTGGACGTCATAACGACAAGCTCACCCTTCCACGACACAGTGCCCTTAAGGCCAGGATCGGCTTTAAGCACAGGCACTGGCGTTTGACTGGCAATGTTGAGAATAAATTGCGTTGACGCATCAGTATTACCAGCATTAGCGGCAGTCTTCACACAGAAGGCCTCCTCAACTCCTATCATGGACTGTCCGAAGTACCTGTCATCGAACGGATCATTCGGGTCCTTGTTGTAGATGAGTATGCTCGGGTTCTGGAGGAACGCTGGGAGCATGACGGGGTCTATGGTGCGTATTGCCATCTCGTGCAATATCTTCGAGCTCAAAACAGACTTGCCGTTGCCTGGAATACCAGAAAGGAGCAATATAACAGCCTCACGCTTCTCGCCCATATCCACAAAGGCACTAGCTACACGCGCGAACATTTGCTGCACCTTGACTAGTAGTGATGTGGTGCGTGTGAGCTCGTCCCCTGGTCGCAAATGCAACACCTTGCGATTCAGTTCATCTTGGAGCAGCGCTAGAGCATTTCTGTCCTCGTACGTCGGCTGTTGGTTTTCCAGTACCAAGCGACGATACATGGCCGAATAATGCTCGTACATGCGACGTAATTCAGGGTTTGCTATAAGAAACAAAGGTTCCTCCCCGAAAAAACGCAACACGGCGCCGGCGGCAGCACTGAACATAGACACCAAGTTTGTAGCAACTGTTTCCAAGCCCTTTGTGATAAACGCTTGTTCCTTGACAGTTGCCGTTAACCTCTCTAAAGTGGTCTTGCCCAGCATGCCACCAGACTCACGGAACGCCATGAACGCCACTGTGGTGGAAATGAGCGCTACCCAAGGATCGGTGTTCGTCTGCGCACGCGGTTCGTATAAGCCGTCCTCACCCAGGTACATCTCCTCTTCCTCGGTCTTGGCCTCATCGTCTTCACGCCGGGCCATCTCAGCCAGTGGCTTGATTGCCTCCAGGAAATTGTGATACAGTCCCGCCACAGGACCTGAAATCCCATAACCAACAGCTATGCCGCCCATCAAAGCAGCAACGACCTTGACGGTCTTGTTCTTGCTGTGGTATGCAGCATAGAAGCTAAGAAGCCCCGTAGCCACAAAAACCCACGGCGTCACTGCTGTTGCGACGTCCGACAGTGTGTCTGAGGCCAACTTGCGCAGATCAGCCGTTGCGCCAGAAATGTCGGGAGTAACCTTGACGTCCATCTTGGACATATTTTGTCCCAAGCCAGCTATGGCCGCCGTCAGGTTAGCTAGTGGGACGTCAATACCTGGCGCAGCCACTTTCACATTGAACATCTCCGGGCGCGCAGGACCACGCGGTGCGTAGGTTGATACGAGCTCTTCTAGAGCTGCTTTGGCTTCTTCATCGCCCGAAACAGTCTCCAAAATGAGCTCGCGGACACGCGGGTCCTTGACGTCACACAATGGTGCGAAAAGTGACACCATGATGTCGTAAGCCAACTTGTTCTCGCCCTTTAGAATAGATGACACATCATCCACGTCGGGCGTATACAACAAACGCAACTTCAGTTTTTGCGTGTTGTGCTGGTCTATGTGGCGACTCCAGTCCTCAGCGGACATGAGCCACAAGGCCGGGTCGGCGAACCTGTTGGTAAAAGCGTTGGCATTGTAGAGCTTGATAGTCCAATTCCACAAGCAATGCAACAGAATCCTATACCGCAAGGGCAAGGGAAGTCTGAAGAAAAGCAAGTGGAATACAATGGGCTCGTAAATGTGGTAATAACTGAGCTGGTCGTATTTGCACATAATTTCCGTCCAAATCACAAACCTGCCCGCCAACGTATCTCTGAAAACCTCCTCAACGAATGGCGCCACGTAGGCAACGTACTCATATGGGACGAGTCGCATTAAAGACATAACTGCGACCGCCACAACGTTCACGTGGGGCATCAAGATGAGAGTTTCCAAGCCTTCGTAAAAGGCCAACGCGCCTATGAAGACTAAAAACACCCTACACATTCCAATCAAAGTAATGGCTTGGAAAAGTGTGGGCTCCCTCAATCTGCGCACGATGTTCGCGCTGATTAGTATAAGGATCGCCCAGAACACAAACACTATGTCCCAGGTAATCAGGTCTGACCCATTGCTGCGGGCCTTGCGCCAGTTGTTTATCGTGGACTGTTCCACTATTTGGGCATACCAAGGTTTTGCCTTGGCCCCCAACTCAATAATTGTAGTTATCGGATCCATTTAAAAAATGGCTCTAGAATAAGTATTTCACCAGATGCAGGGCTTCGTGTACTGGCCGTTTCAATGACGGACTTCGACTCACTCCTCTGCTCCCCATCGTGCTAGAACCCCAACACACGACAGAAGGTTATAACTCGCATTCGGTTTTCCCCTACAAGGGACCGTGTGTGTGGCACGCGCTGACCCGAAAGACTACTTAGGTCAGCGTGGCAGTGACGGTGGAAGTTATGGCCCAATTGGTCGCCTAAGTCCTATTCCGCTCACACATTAGTGCAATTTGGTCTGGGGAGTCTAGTGGCCCTGTAGGTTAGGGCCTTCCATCGCGCATCGGTACCTTTTCCCTTTGCGCTCAACGACGGGTGTTCCATGTCGGAGGTATCTCATCCTCGGTGTTCCCCCCTTGCCGCTAGTCGGCAAGCCGCCCTACAAAACTCTATTACTTTTCGCTAACTTGCGACCACAAGCGCTAGTACGTTTTATCTACGAAAACGCACAAAATATACACTCCCTACTACAGCCGACCACAACCTGTAATCGTCACGACTCTAAAGACCAAGTCGGAGGTACTCACGCCCTTTATTTATGAGCCCCAAAGAACGGGGCGATGCGCGTAGTAATGCGCTGTTGTCAAAGAACGACGGTTTGCACATGTTATCATGTGCCACGACATACGAAAAATGTCGGAGCGGTGTATCGCTTTATTTAAAAGTGTTGCGTTGGGTGTACCAACGCGACACGGCAACAGTAAACAACGACCGTCCTAGCAGGTGTACTGCTAAAACGGGTATTGATACAAACACATTTGTTTAAATTCACACAGAATCTAACTG